GTCAGGGTCACGGGTTCGTAGCACGCCTCGACGGCCGCACGAGCCTTCTCCACACGCGCCTCGGCGTCGGCGATGACCTGCCCAGCGCCCTCGTCGTCACGGAATCGGGCGGTGTCCAGGGCATCTTTTGCTGCCGCCAGCTCAGCTACCGCCGCCGCGTCGTCCTCGACGGCGAGCTGATAGTCGAACGTGGGGCGTTTGCGGGCCAGCAGCCGTTCACGCCGGCCCGCCTTCCGGGTGTTGCTCACGTCGTCGCCGGAATCGCGACGTCCTCGACCGGCTCGCTGGTGATAGCGAACATGACCGTGATGTCGGCGTCGGCATTGTCCGGGATGGACTTACCGGCGCTGGTGACCTCGACCGGGAACACGTCCATCGTCTGCGCGGGGATGTCGCCGCCCCACATGATCAGAATGAAACCGGTCGTGCCGCGCGGCAGGATCTCGCGGATGTCGTGGGTGTCCACGCTCTGGTAGAAGACGAGCGAGGAGTCCGCGACCGAGGTCCGGCCCGGGGTCTGGCTGGTGAAGCGGCTGCCGTAGTCGGGTGCGTCGATCATGTTGGAGCTGACGTTGAACCCATTTACGGCGCTGACCTCGGAAAGCAGCTCCTTGCCCGCGTCGATCTCGGAACGGGTCGGCAGGGCCTTGTTCGCCACGGTCGCGGCGAACACGATCTTCGTGATCTCCGGGGCGAAAAAGCGGTCCGCCTTATCGATCGGCGTAGCCGTCATTTAGTCACTCTCCTTGTTGGCGCGCCGACGGCTCGGCGTCGCTTCCTTGTCCGGCGCGTGGGTGGCCGGGGGGTTCTGGTCGGCCGGGGTCCAGCCCGACGACTCCCAGTGCTTCACCGCCGACGGCGGGACGTGGGCCTCGCCGGCCTCGGGGTGGACGATCTTGACTGTCTCCACGCGTGTCTCCTCGATTCAGAAGCCGTGTTGTGCCGCGGCATCCATGACCGCGTCGCCGAGCGCGTTCGCGACCTCGTCGGCTTTCTCCTGTATGGCGCGGAAGAAGAACGGCCGGATCGGTGTCTCCGCCCACACCTCGCGGTTGCCGTACACCGGGTGCCGCACCATGCCCGGGTTGCGCAGGCTGCCGTTCTCATACGGGCGGGCGTGCGGTGCACGGCCGGCGTTGACACGGAACTGCACACCGGGGGACGTGCCAGACGCGGTCATCGAGATCGCACCGGGGATCCGCGTCGACCAGGACGCGTTGGATTTCATCTGTGCCAAGACCGGGCGCCCCGCTTCAACGACGGCCGGGCGCATCGTCTTCTGTACGGCAGGGGGGATCGCGCCAAGGTCACGGATCAGGGCCTCAAGTTGGCTTCTGTCGACGCTCATCGCCAGCCCTTAGCGCGTGCACGCATCAACGTGGACCGTGAACCGGACAGTGCACCGAACCCCGTTGCTGGCCTGAAGCGGGGAGACGCCGGCGAGCGTCAATTGCGCCCTCTCCACCGTTCCGCCGATCGTTCGGTCGCGTTTCAGTTCGGATGAGATGAGGGCGATGAAACCGAAGGCGCGGTCACGGACGTCCTTCAGATCGGTGCCGCCACGCCACGATGAGGCGAGACAGACGATGTCGTAGGTCTCGCGGTCGCTGCGGCGCGCATAGTCGGCGGGGCCACGAGTGATCGTGATCGCCTCGCCGCCCGGTTCACCAGTGAACCCGACCATCACCATGTCGGGGGCGTCGGTCTTGACCGGCGGCCCATCGACAATCAGAACATCATCGGGAAACGCAAGAGTGAGCGCCTGCAGCAACGCATCCAAAGCGGCCGGGAGCGGGCTGACGACGTCGACCATCACGCGATCCCCGGTGGCCGCCGGTACGGCGCCCACAGCTCCAAGACCCGCGCCGGCAGCGCGAATCCGGCCGGTACGGGCGCGGACTCCCCATCCGTGACCGAGCCACCGAACCATGGGCCGCCGCCCTGCTGGGTGAGCTGCCACAGATGCCGGATCAGCTCGAGCGCGCCGAGCCGTACCGTCCAGGGGATCGCCCCGCCGCGGCCCGCCGTGTACGTGACCTTGACGTTCTTGTTACCGATCGCGAACAGGGCCGCTTCGCCGCCGAACGTGCGCCGGGTGATCTGCCCGGTGGACAGGTCGACGGTGTACCCGAACGCGTTCTGCTGGGATCCGAGGGGTTGTTCGGTCAGCACGAACGCAGACAGGCCGTAGTACTCGGTCACCGACTGGACCGAGGCGAGCGGCAGCCAGTCCGGAATGATGCTGCGCGTACCGCCGTCGAAGATCTGGGTGTGCTGCTCGGGCAGCAGCGGCCCGACGACATCCCGGGCCAGCTCGCCGGCGGCGAGAATGAAGCCCTGCAGCTCATCGTCGGAGGTTGTCTGGGTGAGGTTCAGGTGCGCGCGGACCGAGGCGATGTCGACGATCTGCTCGACACCGAGCGGCCGCACTGAGAACTGTCCCTCATCCGCCCAGTTGACGCCCGGGCCGGTCGCGGTCCACCGGTACAGCCACACGCCGACGGCCGCCACTGACGGCAGCACGGCCGTGTAGACGCCGCTGCCCGCGTTGACAGTCGCCGGGGTGCTGGTGACACCGGTCGGGTCGGTCACCGTCACAGTGGCCGCGAGGGTGCCCGTAGCGGGGGCGCCGGCATCATCCAGGGGCGATGCGGTCAAGCCGACGTCCTGCCCTGCAAAATAGATCAGCACCAGTCACCCCCTTTCGTCGGCGTACGGACTTCAGGACGTGGTCTTGTTCGGCGGGGCTGCGGCCTTCGTGTTCCGCTTCCCGCCACCGGAGCCGAGGAGCTCCTCCATCCGGCGGCCGGTCGCCTGGATGTCGGCGGCGACACTCGACGGGACGCGGTTGCCGTCCTCGAGCTCAATGGTGGGCGGGTCGACCAGGCCGCGGAGTTCACCAACGGCGGTCTTGACCTCGGGGGCCATGGCCTCCAGCTCCGAACGGAGCGCATCGGCCATGGTGGGGTTGGAGTCCTTGACCTCGTCGTACTTGTCCATGAGGCCCTTGGCGTAGTTGATCGGGTTCATGCAGCGGCCTCCTAGGGCCAGACATGCCGAAGGGCAGCCTGTGAGGGCTGCCCTTCGGCTGGGGGCAGTTGGCTAGAAAGCGGGCGTGACCGATCCGGTACCGCCTACCGTGGCGATCGACACCGGGTAACGGCCGGCCTGGAACGATGCGTAGTTGTAAAGCCGGACGAACAGCGAGAGCTGCTGGGCGAAGGTCTGTTCGAACGCCTCCGCGCGAACGCTGCCCTCCCACAGGTAGACGTCGGGCATCCGCGCGACGATGGTAACGTCCTGGTTCGTGCCGCCGCCGATGTTCGTCGGGATGTTCGCATCGACGAACACCGGGAGCCCCAGCATTTCGCCGACGTGACCCTGCGGAGCGACCGACCCGGGAGCACCCGAAGAGTTCATCGGGTTCTGCGTCGTCGGCACCACCATCGGGCGGCCCTGCGTGTCGTACTGGGCCATGGCCCACGCCCAGCGACGCGGGTGCATGATGATGTGCGTCGGCGACTGGAACCGAGCGGTGTGGATTGCTGAGATGGCCGCACCCAGCGAGGAGTACATCTGCCCCGCGCCGCCGAGTGACGGAGGCGGGATCGGGGTGCCGGTCGTCGGTGCCACCCAGCTGATCGCAGTGGTGCCGGCCAGCGTGAGAAGCCCGGTGAACTGGTTGCCGGTGCCGGTGCCGGAGATGACCTGCTTGGTGAGCTTGGTGGCGTAGTCGGCCGCCAGGTCTCCCAGGATCAGGTCGTCGACGTTCAGCGGCGACTGCTCGACCAGCTGCATCGAGATGGTCTGGCCGCCGGCGATGGTGATGACCGGGCTGGAGATCGACCCGGTGGTCATGTCGACGTTCGACACGTTGGTGTTCTGGCCGGCCTGAACCGCAACAGCGGTGCCGGTCAGCACCTTGGGGATGTTGATGCTGTTGGTTCCGGGCGGAACCGCGCCCTGGACGCACAGGTCGGCGGTGACGCGGCCCGGGCGGGCCAGCGCGACAAACTGGTCCTCGAGCCAGAGCGGAGGCACGAACTCGCCGCCGGCGCCCGCACTGGTGGAGATGGCGCGCGTCTCAGCGACCATCTTGTCGTTGCGGCGGAGCCGGTCGACGGCTTCACGGTCACCGCGCCGGTTGGCGAGGTACAGGTCCCGGAAGTATGACGTGCCGCCGGGCCCGGACCGGTACACCTGCGGTTCGGTGACGGACAGGTCCGCGGGGCTGCGGCGCTGCTCGGTCTCCTTGGGCGCGTAGCGCTTGGCGACCTCCGCGGCGGCCTCATCCGCACGGATCTGCTCGTCGAGCTCGGTGATGCGCGCGTCGATGCCGCGGATCTCGGTCTCGCCGGTGTCGAAGCTGGTCCGCTCGTCATCGGTGAGCTTCTGGCGCTCTTCCTTGTGAGCAGTTTCCAGGATGCCGTCGAGCTTGGTACGCAGCTCGGCACGCTTCTCCTGGAGATTCGAAATCATGGACCGCTTGTCCATGTCATCTCCTTCATAGTGATCGGATACATGCGTGCCTGCCGTGGTGACGGGTGGTGTCCCGGGTGGTGCCCCTCGCGAAGGGGTCCGGCGCGGGATCCGGCGCGGCGGCCGGGCAGGCGGAAACACTCGGCAGCCGAACGGCTCCGGGTGGTCTGTGGTGTGGGGCTAGCGGCGGGTCAGCACCCTGTTGCCGCGCCTCCAGCATCCGAATCGGATGCGGTTATAGATGGCGATGCCGCCCCAGGTTGCGACCAGCGTGCCGCCATTGGCGAGCAGGGCAAGCGTCATTGCGATCTCCTCGACTACAGGGCCATCAGCCGGCTGCGGAGCTCGTACAGCTCCAGGCCTGCGTCGTCCTGTTCCTGCGCGACAGGTTCGGCGGGCATGTCGTCCGCATCGCCGTCATCGTCGGGGTTCGGAACACCGAGAACCTCGGCGAGCATCGGCTGTGCGACGTCTGCGGCGCTATCGGCGGAGATGAGCTGGAGT